CTGTTTGCATCTCTTTCGATCTGGAAGATAAGTCCCTTGAATTTCTCAACTGACCATCTACCATTTGAGTCGATGTCTAGGTCGAATGTACCTGCTTGTGCAACGTTAGTAGCAGCACCTGCTTCAGCAGTTTTGTAGATAGTTCTGATGACTTCTCTGTTGATCTCAGCAAGGATCTCTGTTGAGAGAATATTTGCTAATTCTGCCTCTGCGTTTAGACCGTGGATTGCCTTAAGGTCTTGAGCAAGTTCTAAACTGTACTCTGCCTTTAGTGCTCTGGACTTCGCAGTAACGGTAATCTTCTCGATTGAGAAGGCCATTTCGTTGAAGGCTGGAGAATTAGATGTTCCGAGTGCTTCAGAGTTCTCGGTATCCATACCTTGACCAGTGTTATATGCAACCTGGTTTGCTGGTGAACCTGATGTTGGGTTAAGTAGTCCAGGATTGTCTCCAGACTTCTGTGCTGTTGTACCGAAACCAACGGTTACTCCGTCAGAACCTGATACATATCCACTACCAATATCACCAATAGTTCTACCTGCACCAACTGCAGAGAATGCAGTATCTGCTTCGTCGAATAGTGCTTCGTCTCCAGTCTGTGTGCTGAACTTGGATCTCATTGCGAAGATTAATCCAGTAGGACCGTTCATTGGTTGTACACCTGCTAGGTCATATGCGACCAAGTTAGGCATTGAACGACGGATTAAACTGATTAGAACAGGGTCGAAACCTGCTACTGGTGCGTTTGCTCCAGCAGAGAAACCTGCTGTTCCACCATCTGAACCTGTACTATTTGTTGGTACAGCTTCTGAAAGAAACTCTCTTTCTTCTCTAATTGCTGTTTCTTGATTCTCCAAAAGTTGTGCGGTAACCATTCTCTTGTGATTATCCTTGATTGGTTCTAGACCTTCGTAATCAAGTAATGGTGCCCACTTCTTCTGCAGATGCTCGTGATTAATAGGAGCGTGCATTGAAATTACCTCTTTTTAAAAGTTTTGTTTGAGTTTATGATATAAAAATCATTTTTTAGGAACTGATCTTCCTAGACTTTTTAGGTAAGATTCCATCAATCCAGAGACCGCTGGTTCTTGATGACCTGTTTCTGTACCTTCAGTTAATGTCTCAGTTTCGTTCCTTTGAACAGTAGTTCCATTAGTTGGGAAATAAGACTCCCTTAATGTTACTAGTTTCTCACGGTATGCGTCTTCACTATCAAACTCAACATTCTCTGCAAGTTTTGCCAACTTATCTTTCTGTGTTACAGCAAGACCTTCTGTGACATCTGCAAAGATTACATCAGAAGTAGATTCTGACAATCTCTTAGTAAGAGCGATGTTTTTATTGATTTGCTCGTTGAGTTTTCCTTCCATTTCATCAAGTTTATCTACCATACTATCGAGTACATCGTATTTTTCTTCAGGAATAGTTACATAATGTTCTTCAAAAAGTGTTTTCATTCCTTCGAGGAATGATTCACTCATTTCTGTTTTAAGTCC